TTAAAAATGTAATGGAAACGGAAGAAGGAGACGATGAATCGGGATCATCTTCTTCCAAATCTACAAAAAGCTCAGGTATCCTGAATGGAAAGAAGGTAAAAGCATTATACACAGCATATTATCCGGCTAACAATAAAATGGAAGGCGGATACTACGACTGCAAAGGGAAAAAGCTTGATCCAAGCAAATATACATGCGCTGCACCAACATCAATAGCGTATGGAAAACAGATACAGGTACTAGGAACAAAAACAAGCAGAGACAAAAAGGTTCACAAGGTTAACGATCGTGGTGGAGCAATCAAGATCGTGAATGGAGTGTATCATTTTGATTTGCTTATGAAGACAAGAGCGCAGTGCAACAAATTTGGAAGAAGAAGTGGATATGCAATCATAGGAAATGGAACTGGATTCAAACAAGTATCGGTTTCTGGCAGTTCTAAAGCTGATAAGGTTATAAAGAAAGCAAAAAAGTATATTGGAAAAGTAAAATACGTTTTTGGAGCATCGTCACCACAATCTGGAAAATCAGATTGTAGCGGATTTACGTCCTATGTATTTAAAAAAGCAGCAGGAAAGAGCATAGGAAGAACAGCGCTGGCACAATCACAAAAAGGGAAGAAAGTGTCGAAGGGATCACTAAAAAAAGGTGATCTTGTAATTTTCCAGGGAACGTATAAAAGTGGAGCAAGCCATGTAGGAATTTACATCGGCTCTGGAAAGTTTATTCATTGTTCAAGTTCTGGAGGAGTAAAGATAAGTAGCTTAAATAATACATATTACGTGCAACACTGGATGCAAGGAAGGAGAGTCTTATGAATAATTATGAAAAGCTTTTGGAAATTATGCGAAAGCAAGGAAGAAGAGATAATCCAGAGCATCCGCAGTTGGCAAGAGTAGTAGATGGATATGTAGTGTGCGGAGGACAAAAACTGGATCAGGACGATTATTTGATAGCCGAAGGAATCGAATTGATAGAAAACGATATAGTGCTGGTATTACAAATAAGTGATAGCCAGTACATTGTGATGTGTAAGGTGGTGAGTGCTTAATGTTCCCATTCGAAGAAGAAACAGAGGAAGAAATTGTAGAAGAAGAGACAGAAGAATATTATCCGAGAGAATATGAGATAGATTTCAAAACAGGTAAATTGACAGGAAAGATCGTAGAAGGAGCAAAAGCACTTGCGATGTGGGCGTATCTTGCAATTCATACGGAAAGATACAATTTTTTTCAGTATTCCTGGAACTACGGATGCGAGATTAATGAACTGATCGGGCAGCAGTATTCGGATGAATACACAAGGGCAGAAGTGGAAAGAATGATCACGGAATGCCTAGAAGTAAATCCGTACATAACAGAAATTGAAGATTTGGAAGTAAGTAAAATGAAAGATAAATTACATATCAAATTTACGATCATAACAGACTATGGAGAGGAGGAGATTGAAACAGATGTATGAGGAAATGACGTTTGAAAAAATTATGGATGAGATGATGGAAGACATGCCAAACGGAATGGATACATCCGAAGGATCTCTGATCTATAACGCGTGTGCGAAGCAAGCTGCACGCTTGGAGCAAGCATACATAGATCTTGGAGCAGTTGCAGACAATCAGTACCCTGATACCGCAGATCTGGATCATTTAGTTAAATTTGGCCAGGAACGAGGAATTTACATCGATGAAGCGACGCCAGCAGAATTTGAAGGGAAGTTTAATATTGTTGTGCCGATCGGGACTGAATTTAGCGGAGATGATTACAATTACATTGTAACGGAGCTGATCAACGACGAAGAACACAAGTACAGGTTAGAGTGTGAAGATGCCGGATCAGAACCGAATGGATGGACTGGAGATCTTATGTGCCTAGATGATGTAGATGGATTGGAAGATGCATTGTTGACAAAATTACTTGTCGAAGGAAAAGATGAAGAGGATGAAGAATCGTATCGAATGCGATTATTGGATTCTTTTGAAATCAAGCCATATGCAGGAAACCGCAAATATTATGAACAGGAAATTGGAGCAATTGATGGAGTTGGCGGTGTAAAAGCTTATCGAAGAATTGGCAGCACGATAGATATTGTGATCATATCGGATGAGTATGGAGCGCCATCACAGGAGCTTGTCTCAAGCGTGCAGGAAAAGGTTGATCCAATAAGTTCGCCAGGAGATGGAAACGGAATTGCACCGATCGGGCATGTGATAACGATCAAAGCGGTAGAATCACAGACGATAAATGTCAGTGCTGCGATTACATGCGATGAAGGATATACGACTGAAGGACTTACTACGCAGATAAATAATGCGGTTGAAGCCTATTTACTCGAATTAAGAAAGAAATGGACAACGACAGATAGTATTGTTGTAAGACGCGCATCTGTTGAAAATGCGATTTATAACATCGAAGGAGTAGTAGATGTATCTAATGTTGTATTAGAAAACGCAGATCAGAATGGAAATATAACACTACAAAAAGACATTGTACCGATCAAAGGAGTGATAACATGCACTTAGAGTATCCAGAATGTATATTTGAAATTGATGAAATGAATGCAATATTTGATGCCGAAGAAGTCGTCGGGCAAAAATTTGAGGATAACATTGCGGCTTGCGATGGTAATACAAGCATTACGGGATCATCAGAGGCAGGGATAAGACG